CGTGACGCCAGTCGCGCCCGTGACGCCAGTCGCGCCCGTGACGCCAGTCGCGCCAACTGCGCCAGCCGCACCCGTGACGCCAGTCGCGCCCGTGATGCCCGTCGCGCCCGTGACGCCAGTCGCGCCCGTGACGCCAGTCGCGCCAGCCGGACCTGTCGCGCCAACTGCGCCAGTCGCGCCCGTGACGCCAGTCGCGCCCGTGACGCCAGTCGCGCCCGTGACGCCAGTCGCGCCAACTGCGCCAGCCGCACCCGTGACGCCAGTCGCGCCAACTGCGCCAGCCGCACCCGCTGCCCCGTCCGCACCCGCTGCCCCGTCCGCACCAGCCGGGCCCGTCGCGCCCACCGCGCCTGCTGCGCCCGTGACACCAGTCGCGCCCGTGACGCCCGTCGCGCCAGTCAGACCCGTCGCGCCGGTCACACCCGTCGCTCCGGTCGCTCCGCCCGGGGAGCCACTTGCGCCAGACGCGCCATTGGAGCCGATCATCCCGTCGTTCCAAGTCTCCGCCCCGTAGTAGAGCAATTGCCCCGGCGCTAGGATACCGGACCAAATAATTCGGACCACAGCCGTGTCAACGTATTGCACGATGACGCCATGCGAGATCGTGTCGTTATTGAAAATCGAAAGTTGTTTCACACGACGCTTGACGCCGGACGCAGGGGCGGAAACAATTTCTACCGGAGTGGTTCCATTCGTTGTCGTGTCACCCGACCTATCGCCATAAAGCGATGTCGTCGTAAAGACGCCGCCCGTCGATCCCGTGTTGAATGTCCCAGGATTATCGGCCCACGCTGCGGTCACATCAAGGTCGCTCGTCGAGATCGGCTCGACAAGAACAACTGCAATTGATTTTGTAATGCTATCTAAGATCATTTCAATCCCCGTCGATCACAATTGGAATGACCGCGCCCGCTGGCCCTGCCGGTCCGGCTGGCCCGGGCTTCCCTCGGATCACGTATGTTTTTTGACTAGGGAATGGAGTAATCGCTGGCCTTGTATCCCCAACCCGCGCGCCCGCAAGAGCCGCGACGCGCTCGGCTGCGTCGAGCCCGTATCGCGAAATAACTTTTCCTTGTTCGGTGATATTCCACGACGCTGCCGACCATGGATTATAGGACAACGCCATAGGGCTCTCCCGGCACAAAAAGAAAATGAGGCGGCCCAACATTAGCGGGCCGCCTCATATGCCGCAAGAGGTAGTCTACTTGGCTGCCGTTGGTGCTGTTGCGCCAACCTTTGAGCCGACGCTTTCGGCCATTGCCGTCGCTTTGGCAAGACCCTGAGCCATGACGACCGCACCCTGCTTTGTGAGGTTCCAGCCCTCTTTCGTCCACGGGTTATCGGCTCGCGCTGTGTTGCCACCGCGGCCGCCGCCCGCGCCACCGCCGACCGACTGAGGCCACCAGTGCGGACGCTTGTCCTGCATGTCCTTGAGCCAGTCCACGGGACCAATGCCGGGGGTGAGCCCCTTCAAGTCCTTCGTTACGATAGCGCCATCGTCGGCGATGTCGAGCATGGACATTCCGGTCAGCACCGCGTCGTCGATTGCGGTGGGGACCATTTTGAGTTGCACCGCCGCGTCGCGGATGGCGCGCTCGACCGAAGAGTGCTTGACCGTGCTCTTCAAGTCATCGCGTTCCTTGTTCGCAATGTCGGTGAGTTTCTTTTGCTCGTCGAGCGAACGCACAAGAACCAACTTCTCACGCTCGCTCGGGCCGAGAGCGGCCTTCACGCGCGAGTTGATAATCGGTTCGAGCTTCGTCTCGTCGATCTTTCCATCTTTCGTGAAGGCTTCGAGTTGTGCCTTCGTGGTCTCCAACTCTTCGAGTTGGGCGTGAACCAATTCCGGGTCGATGCCGTCGAACTTCGCGAGTTCGCCTTTCGACGCGCGGTGATCGACACGCTCTTTCTTTAGCGCCTCGTTCACGCGGTTCACATCGGCCTCGGTCTTCACGCCGAGGATGTTGACCAATTCCATCTTGCCGTTTCGTTCGGCATACAACTCTTCAAAGCCTACGGGAATTTCCTCGGCCTTGTCGTATAGCGTTTTGAGCTTTTCCATTGGAGACTTCCTTCACTTTTCCCACAAGCACATGCTTACAGGCGACGCTCATGCGTCCTAAAACTTTATTTCTTGCTCGACGTGATCGCGACCTGTCCCAGACGCGCGATGCCCTGTCGAGTGATTTCGGTCACTCCGTCGCTGCCGTTCAATTCCATACTGCCCACGACTTTGCGAGCGATTTCGGTATTGTCGAGGCCCGCGATCAGTCCGCCACGAATTGCCATGTCAATGCGCGCGCGATCTAGCTGCGCGAAGTGGTGTGCCCACTCGGCGACGGTCATACCTCGAATTTGTTTGATCGCGGAAACGTCCTGCTGAATTTCAGACGGGAGCATCGCCTCTTGCTCGGCGCTCCACTCGTCAGGGTCGCCCTCGGGATACGCAAGCGACATGTACGCATTGCGCGTGAGCGGAATGTCGTGCTCTTTCATAAATTCGACGATGGTGTCGGTTTGCTGTGTCATATCAATTTCGGTGCCCGTGTTGCCTTCTCAGTTTTCGCCGCGACTTTCGCCGCCTTTTTATTTGCATCATCAACGCGGCCTCGATCTCTCGCGGCCACGTCTTTTGTCGCGATACTCCAAAGTTTGTCTTGCGCTTCGCGCTGTGTGCCAATCTTTCCCGCGTGGTAGTCGGCCCACACTTGATTGATTTCGGCGTCGGCTTTTTTCGAGGTCTCGCCGAGCGTCGCTTTCTTTGCTTCCCAGACAACGGCCTGCACTTGCTGCGGAAGGATGCCGCCGCCAATTCTTTCCGTCGCCAGTCGGGTCGCGTCCGCGTAGAGCCCATAAGTTCCGCTCAGTCCTGTTTTGACAGACCCCATGGCGTTTCCGCTGCCCGGTTTTGAATTGCCGAAGTTTTGGTTAACCGGAACCGAGGTCTGTCCTAAAGAGCGGAATAATGCAGCACCTACCGTGTGCGTGTCAATAGTATTGTCGCCGTTTGGTGAACGAGGGTCTAAGATATTATTGTAGAATGAGCGGACTTTGTGGGCATCCCCGACGTTCGGCGAGATTTTGTCGCGGTCTCCCTTCGCCTCGATACAGCGCACGGCATTGGCGACGAGCGCGTTCGATTGCCAAACGAGTGTGCTTTCTTTTTTCCCGTCGAGGTTGTGTGCGATAGGACCGAGTGAGCCGTCCGGCTGGAAAATGTGAAAGTTCTGCGGACTGTGCGCGACATCGTAAGTTTTAATCCACGCGGCCTGCGCGAGTGGATTTCCTTTTAGGTCGCCGAGAGTTTTGCCGCTGATGGACGCAATTAAGACAGCCTTGCTCGCTTGCTTCTCGTCATAGGACGCTTTGAACTCTTTATTTTTCAGCCGCTCGGGAGTGACCTCGACTTTGTTGATGTATTTTGTATCCCACACGTCTTTGACGATGGCCGTCATTTTCTCGTCGAACGGGTGAGCTTGCTGACTTGTGTAAATATCGGAAACGCGCCGCGCAAGCTCGACGTTTTGGTTCCAGTCTTTGCCCGGCGAGAGACACGCGATCACACCAGCCGCGCTCGGCATTGCCATTCCGTGCTCAGTCGATAATTGTTCCGCGATTTTGTGCGCGCCGTCATACCAAACTTTCCCGCGCTCGCGAACGGCGTCAGTCGTGTGCTCATAGAAGTATTGCAAGTTGCTCGCCATGTGCTCAACGACCATTTGCGCCTGTTCTTTGAGCGACTTCCCCACGAAGTCTTTCCCTCTGAAGTTCGGATAGATCGCCGCCTCTTTGAAGAGGCCCACGTTGTGTTCGAACGCTTCATTGTATGTCGCCGCGAGCTTTGGGTCAGACGCGACGCGCGGATCGTTCGCGCCGGTCATGCTCTCGACGCTCGGCTGCTTGAAGTCGGACGTGACTTCGACATCCTGCTTATCGACTTTGCCAGTCGGCTGCGCGCTCGCGATCTGCGCGTCGTGGCCGCCCTTGGAGCCGAACTTTCCGCCCTTGTCGCGCGGATGTAGGCTTTCATCCCAGTCAGCCATCGACGCCACCGCCGTCTCGGATCAACCGAAACGCTTTCTTGATCGCTCGCTCGCGAATGGCCGCGACTTGCGCGACGACATTATCGACTTGTTTCATGGCGTCGTGATAGCGAACGTGTTCGAGCGCGACGACACCGACGAGGCCGCGCTCAATCATATCGCGAACTTCCGGTTCGGATTTATCAATGATCGCGATGGCCGTGTTCCACACGCGGACGCGGGAGGTCGCGCGCCGCTTCCGCACAGCGGGAGCTTTCGGGCGATGCTTCGCCCGATGTTTATCCCACGCCTCTGCGTCGTGTTCATGTGTCATCGGTCTTGTGTCCACTTCGGCATAATGCCGATTTTCTGCGGAGCATAGATCGTGTCGCCTGCGCTCGCCTTGCGGTTAGTCTCTCCGTGCGGACCGTAGTTGACCCACGAATTTTGACCGCGTGTTTCTGCGGTCATGGCCGGGAGCGCTGCCGCCGAAAACATTGCAGCGTGAGACCGCCATGCGTTATCCTCGCCGCCAGCGCGAAAACCGTTTCCTTCTTTCATGTGCCCATACATATCATGCACGACGCGGAAAACATCGTTCACAACGGTGTCGCGCCCGTCGATTTTTATCCCCGAGGGCTGTAGCATAGGATTATCGGTGTGGCTTGTTTTGTCGTTCGTGCCGTAGCCCTGGTCAGTCGGGAAACCGTACCAGTGCTTATGTTCGCTCACGTCCATTGCGGCCATGCGCGGGCTCTTGGCATAGGGGTCAGCCTGCCCGGGCTTGATCCATTCCACCTTCACACCGCTGTCTGTGAGCGCCTTGTATTGCCCAATCACTTCTTTTGTGAGTGCGGCGTAAGATGCTTTGACTGCTGGATCGTTCGGATCGTGTTTCATTTCGTCGTATGCTTTCGCGATACGGGCGGCCTGCCCCTCGTCGAGCTTATGATAGTCTGTCACGGGAGTATAAGGCAGCCCGGCGCTTTTCATGTAGGCCGTCGCTGCGTCTCTCAGATAGCCAATGGGGCCCGGCGTGTAGAACTTATCTCCGAGTTGAATGGGCTTCTGCGGCAAGCCTTCAAGCGGCTTTGCGCCAGCGGCGACGCGCACAGCTTGCGCGTTCGCCTCTTCTGGCGTCGCTGCTCCGCCGCCCGAGCCCCATCGCCCGTGCTCGTCGCGCGGTTCGTCTGGATCAAACGCCATAGTCGCTTACTTTCCTGCTGACGCGCCCTTTTTGCCGACCTTGAGCTTGAGCGGTACAGGTGAGCCGCGAGTGTGCGGCGTCACGGGGACATTTTGCGGAGTTGCGCCGACGGGCGAGATATTGCCCGCTGGCGGAATAACCGGAGCAGTAAGCGCGGGCTTTGCGGTGCCACCATCGTCGTCGCCCGCGTCGCCAGCCGCTTCGGTGTCGAGGAAGCTTGCGTCGGTCACAGTACCTTGCATCGCGATCATGGCACTTATCGCCGCCGCCGCTTCCTCTTCCATCTGCGCGTTCTCTTCCTCGAATGTCATTTCGGTGAGATCGTTCAGCCGCATGGAGCGGTGGATTGATTGCAACGCGAGCGGAAGCCCGAGTTGTTTCGCCTGCATGAAGGCCAGCAAGCTTGCGCCCGCGACGTTCTGATCGGCGAAGTTTGTGGTCGGCTCGACCTTCACTTCGTTGGGGTCTTCACCCATCCACTCCGCGCAATGCTTCAAGACTTGTTCGAGCGCGTTGCCGCCCGTCTGCGCGACGGCGGAAATTGTAGTTGTTCGGGCCGCGACGCGGATGCGCAACGCTTCGCCGCTTTCTCCGCGCGCGTTCCCGATATCAAGAAAGGCGATGCCCACTGCCGCCGCGTCGGCTTTATCTTTGCCGACCGACTGACGCATTTCGCCGAGGCCGGAGGCCGAGACGCCAACGTACTTTGCGTCGCCGCCGACCTTCAAGTCAATCAGGCCCTTGTTGCCGATACGCACTTGCGTGTCGCTGTCGGAAGCGTTTGCGCCGATGATGACTAGCGTTTGCTGCCCTTGCATAAAGAGCGTTTGACGATAGTCGGCCTCGCCGCGATAGATTGCGAGCGCAAGATTGCTCAATCCGAGAAGCGGGGGGACTTCCGGTTCGGGTACGAGATCATTGCAGCCGACGAAGACGAAAGGAATTTTGGTCAGGGGGCGGCCCGCGATTGACGGCGTGATAAAATCATTACCCATCGGCATCGACAAGTCGTTGACCTTCACGGCGATGACATACGGGTCGTCGGGAAGCGGACGATCCCATCCGCTGAGCAAACTGTCCGGCACACCGCGCATAAGAACGCGATGCTTGCGCTCAGTTTTCCAAGTGAAGCCTTGGCGCTGTAGGCCACTCTCGTCGAGCACAACGAGTTCAAGCTCGTCGCGTCCTTCGTCGCGGCGGCCCGCGTCCCAGTTGATGATGCGCTCGGGCTCATAGAACGCGATGTAGGGGATTGCCTTATCGACATCGACGCCAGTCGGAGCGTCGGCGAGCAAGCCACAACGTCCTGAGGTAAGCTGCGCTTCATTGATCCTGCGCAAGAGCATCTGCAAGCCTTCTCCCTGCGTCGTGCAGTTGTCCATCATCGGCTCCATCTTTTTTGGGAGCGTGATGACAGCGGGCTTCATGTGCATTATTCCTACCATCGCTTTCACAGCGTCGCGCACGACATCGTGAAAGATGGCGCGCGTCAGATAGGCTTCATAATCCTGCCAGCCATTCGATTGCGGAGTTGTCATGCCGTCTTGGAGCATGGCAGCGGTCGGCGGCAAATAGTCAACGCGCTTGCGTTTCACTTCGCGTTCTCCCGCGTAGGTGTCGCGCATTTGTATCCACTCGCCGAGCCGATTTATATATTCGGGATGCTTATCGTCTAAACTCAAGGTAGCCTCCTATCATAGAAGTCAGCCAGTTTCCGAAGCTCTTCGGGAGTGGCGTCCCGTTTGATTTCGTTCGCTCTCAAACTGACGATCAAAACATTCCCTACACAAGAGTGCGGCCAGTTTTAAGGGTTCGGACCTCATACCGCAAGCGGTATCTTGTCGCGTCCCCTGCGTGATCCTCTGCATCAGTGTCAACGTCGTCGATTTTCTTGTCGTCGCGTGGCAAAACCGGAACGGTGTCGAGCCAGTGAGCACAGGCCGACGAGATAAATAAACCGGGGGTTTCTCGTATTCCGCCCGGGGGGCGCATAGTCGATTTGAGCCGCTTGCGCAGTTGTTCCCATCCTTGTTCGCGCGAGCCCGGGCCCTTGTCGGCGCGCTCCCAGATAATGCCGCGATGTCGAACGCCATTGACTACCACGGGCTTCTCAAAATCGTCGGCAACGCAAACTCCGTTGTTTTGATCGAATATGCTTGTGTCGGCGGGCCCGCGCCTTACAGTAATTTTCGCGCCGTCCGACGTGCGCCAGCCCCACTTGATCTCGCGCTCTATGATGCCGCGCGCGATCTCGGGGATAAGCATTTGCAAGCCTTCGTTCGCGACACCGCTTCGCGCGCCGTACCATTCCTGAATGATAAAAATATCTCCGCGCAATGTCGCGCGCACTGAGCCATCTGGCATGGTAAGATCGGTTCCGTCGCTCTCAGCGTCCCACAAAACGCAAAACGGTTTTGACGAGCCATGGTCGTAAGAGCGACGGATGATCCAGCCCGGGGGGACGGTGATCGGCGGAACGATGATGACGTTTCGATGCGAGTGCCATATGTCGTCGAACATTCCACCCGCGACAATATCCCATGAACCGTTTAGCCACGCTTCACGCTCGCCGGGATTGCGCGCGGCTTCCGCGATGTTCTTTTTGTAGTCCGGCTGCACATGCAACAGCAATTTATTCTCGTCGATGTGACCGCGAATAGATCGGCGCGGACGTTCGAGAGCTTTTGTTTCAGGGTCGCGCGCGTCGTCGATCAATGGCCCATAGATCAAGCCGGGCGCGAGAGGGAGACGCCAGCGGCGCTTGACCCAGTTGTGGCCAACACCCGAGGGGTTGCATGTCGAGCGGACTTTGAGCGGGATGCCCTTCACAGTCGAGCGAAGCGTCGCAAACATTGTCTTGTAGCACTTGTCGCTCGTCCACAGTGTCAACTCTTCCCACCCGATCCATGTGTACGAGTGGCCGTGATATTTTGTGTAGTCCGACGGAGTATCGAACACGGCGAAGTAAAGTCGCTCGCCGCTCGGCCACTCCCAGAAAAATTTGATCTCGTTGTAGAACGCCTCGGGCCAAATTCTCTTGATCCACTTTTTCGATTTCTCGATCACGTCTTTCAATTCGGGGAAGGTGTGGCGGAACAAGATGCCGCGCCACTCCGCGCCGTAGCCTTGGCCGACATGCTGGCAAAAATCCATAATGAGGCCGTCGGTCTTGCCCGGGCCGCGCGTACCTTCGTACAGCACTTCGATCTCGGGCGCGGCGAGAAACGCGACTTGCGAGCCAGCCTGCGGAGCCCACACCGCTTCGACTTCCTTGCCGTTATTGTCGAGCACGACGGGGACGTATTCCGCGCCGCGAAGACGATATTTTTTGACGGGGGCCCACGCCATTATTTTGTCCCCGCCGTCTCGTCGGTCACTTCCTCGAACTCGACATCCTGCACTTCGGAGAGCTTGTTCGGGATATTGTCGTCAAACTCTTTTGAAGTTTTCAGCGGCGCGGTGAGAATGAGCACACCGCCGCGATGGTTCACGTCGATCTTTTGCCCGGGCACGTACACGTCGGGGCGGTGAGCCTTGAGCATGAAGCGGATCATGTCAGGGTCTTGTTTCAAAATCGTTTCGGGAATTGGAGCGCCGTTCTCGTCGCGCTCAAAGAACGCGGGATCAGTCTCGTCGAGGCCGAGCGCACTCGCGAGCGGATTGATCTTGTATTGAACTCGACCCTTATGCGTCAGCACTTCCTTTTGCCCGCGCACAAGCTTCCACGCGGCTTTCTCCGCGCTGTCGATGCCATCTTTCATGGCGCTGGCAAAAAGTTCATGGAAGGGGAGTGTGATCGGCTTACCATTCTCGTCGAGATCGCCGGTCGGGATATTAAAACTTACGTGTCCGGCGACGCTCTTCGCAATCCAGTATTCGAGGCCCGAGCGCGAGCATCCTATGCGCCGACATATCTCGGAGACCACGGGCATTTCTGCCGCGCACTTAATAGCCTTCTGCAATCGTTCGGGGGAGTATTTGCGCCCGACCAATGATCGGCGCTGTCGTGCAAGTTCGCGGCTCATGCCGGTATTCCCTTCGGTGCCACCGACGCATGTCGATGTGCGCGGCCATCCGCGCGGTGTGCAGTTTGCGAGCACATGCCCGCCGTATATTATTCAGTCACCTTCGAAGCTAACAGTCAGACCGCCCGTGCTATTTTGTCATGCCGTGAACAGGGTTGCTGCGCTTGTCAGATGACTGAGACGGATGCGTACCAACGGACTTCGTGTCCGCGTGTGCGCTAACAGGATGGTTTGGCGGATTTCCCTGAGGCGGCTGATTGGAGCCGACTGCCGGATTTTTCTGCGCACCCATACTGAGCGGCGTCGGCGCACCCGCCGCCGTCGCCATCGCTGAGACGTTCGCGATATTGAGCGGGGACGCGCCAGCCATTGTTAGACCTTTTTCATGCCGTAGCCGTTCGCGACTTTGCTCGTACCCACGTCGCGAGTTTGCCACTTGTCGGTCGGGACGGTGACTTGCGGGAGCACACCCGTCGAAGTCTTCTGGCCTGGGGTGTCGCTTGACGCGCCCGTGTATCCGTTCTGCCCGTATTTGTTCTCGCTCGGAAGTTTCGAGCCCACGATCAAATCAGCCATTGCCGCCTCCGTGTGCCGCGATTAGAGCTTCGTTTTAAGCTGCGCTTCGTCCATGACTTGCGCGCCGAGGCCGAGGTCAAGACCATCGCCGTCGCCATCGGTCTGTCCCCATGCGGTCTGCAAGCTCGCGCCCTGACCATGTAAGGACTTCATGCGGGGCTCTGCGTCGAGCGGGTTCGGGCTTCCGCCGTCTGGGCCGGTGCCCGGGTTAGCCGGAGCGATGCCCGAAAGCGTGGTCATGTCCTTCATGCCGTCCTTGACGGGGAAGCTGGTCTGCGGCTTTTTGGCCGCGCCATCGCGAGCGATATTGCCCGAAGTCTGCTCGGTCATGCCCGGCTTTGTGGCAACGTTTCCCATGGTGAACTCCCTCGCAAAAATGGAATGATCGGGCGAAGACTACCCGCGACACGATGTAGAAGCAACAGGGAATTAGCGCAGCCTGCGGATGCGGGCCCGAACGAGTTTTCGCACTCGCCGCTTCTCCGCAAAAATCATCAGGGTCGCGAGGATCATAAAGACGAGGGAGATCAATTTATCGAGCATTGGAACGCCCCGGGAGAGTAGCCGTGCCTCCCGGTGCCGGGTCTTGTGACTTAGGATGGCCGAGGCCAAGCATTTTCGCGGCTGTGCGATTTGCGTCTTCGCGCACCCAGTCCACGACATCGTGCTGAAATTTTGGCTTGCTGTTCGGCTTCCCGCTCGGCGCGCCGTGCCCGCCGAAAGCTAGGCCAGATTGTCCGCTCAATTTCTTTGCCATTTTATTCCCCCGTGCCGCCCGTCTTGATGTCTTTGCCCTTGCGCACGTCATAGATCGCTTTCTGATTTCGCGAGACGCCCGTGCGGATGGCCGCGTTCCGATTTTGGATATTGTGCGAGACCTCCACGTAAGTTTTTCCGTTTGCTTTGTCAGTCCATCCGCCGAGATACGCGCCGGACTGTTTCAGTGCATCAGCATGAGCTTGCGCATGAGCTTCGATTAGCGCGCGCCCCGCCGGACTATGAAACACCGCCGCGTCGGCGACGAGTGAGTGCCCGGGAAGTGCGACCATGTATCCCTTCGTCGGTTGCGAGCCGTCCGGCTTCACAGAAAATCCATCAGGGTGCGACGTGGCAATTTCGACTGCCTTAGGACTGAGCACAGGCCGACCAATTTGATTGACGCCCGTTTGATGCGCGCCGCCGCGCGCCGCTGCCGACGCTGCCCGTGCCTCGTCAGACCACATGGGATATTCCTAGCACAAGCAAATCAATCACGGCGAGCGCGCCGAGGAAGCCGAGGAAGTGCGCGAAGTGTACGAGCGCTTGTACATCGACGCGGCCTTCGGCTGCGCCCGCGATGCCTTCCAGAATAGCCATCGCGGCCATCGCCGGGTCTTTGCCGCGAATGTCAAAATCTTCGAGCGCCTTCGGGATATGCCCGTCGCCGCTGTTGGATTTCGCGAAGTTAGACACAAGCTGCGAAATACGCGATTGATGCGCAGGCTCTTTGCCGCCGCCTTGGCTGTCGCTGCCGTGTCCCTTGGCGTCTCTCATTTGTGCCACCCTTTAAGAAACGAATAGCTCCCGCGCTCCGAACTCTTCACGGGATCAAGGAATGTCTGTTGTGCTTTGGCGCGAAGCGCCGCGCTCATAAGTCCGGCGCGTTGATCCTGAGAGATTGACACAAGCTCTTTATCGTTCGCTATGCTCGCTTGATGCCGCGCACTCTCGACAACTTTCGCGCGCTGGTCTTCGGTTGGTGTCGATTTTGGACCCCAGATTTTGTCGTGCTCCGCCATCATTTGCGCAGTCGTTTTCAGATTGTCGAGCGTTCCGGTTTGATGCGCCGCGAGCCCAGACAGGAATTTTCCCGCCGCCGCTTGAACGCCTGCGACCGCCGCATGATACGGCACAGCCTTCGAGCCCTTAGCTCGCGCGTCCGCCGCTGCCTGTCGTGCTTCGTCGGTCCACATTAGGCTCTCCCGCCGCGCCGAGATATTCCGCGCCCTGGTCCAAAAAATCGTCCACCGCCAAAACTCGCGTTCGGGTCGGCGCGGAAGCCGCCTGACTTCGCATGTCCCTGCCCGAGCGCCGCTGCGGCGCGGATGTCGGAGACGATGCGCGAGCCCGCGCTCGTCGGCGTGTTTAGGCCGAGCGGCTTACCGCTGAATGTCGCGCCGACTGTCATGCCGATCTGAGATCGGTCAAACGGTTTTGCGCGAGCGTCGGCTGCGGCCTGTCGAGCTTCGTCGGACCATGCCATCACTTCACCCGAAAGGTTGTGCGGCCAGCCGCGCCGCTTCGGTTCATATTATCGGTCCGCATACGCAGTGCAATGCGCTCGGCAACGGTACTATTGCCAACTTTCTTTTCAGTCTGCCACGGTGCTCCCGCGAGCTTGGGGTTGAACGATTGAATAGCGAAGCCGCTCGACTTCGGATGATCCTGCGCGAGCGTGGCCGCCGCTGCCGCGTTCATCGCGACGGTGCCGGGGCCGCCCTTGGGGCCGCCCGCCACGATGCCGAACATGCCGCGAAGGTTTGAGACGACTTTCGCGTCTTCGGATTTGTTTCTGGCGTCTGCCGCTGCCCGTCGGGCTTCGTCGGTCCACATGGGTCTCTCCTAAAACGAAACTTTAGCTGCTTTTCTGGGGCCCGCAAGTCGAAAAGCCATCTATAGTTAACACTTATTGTGATAAGTGCTATCATTTTCGCCGAGCACAGCGCCAGCTTTGTGCCGGTCATTGGCGGCCTGGGTGGGCGTGACTTTCCCTTTTTCCTTCGCGCCTTTCGACGGCGGCGCGGATTTCTTTTTCGCGGTGAATTGGGCCATGGTCGGGCTCCCCAAAATTAAGTTGACCGTGAGTTATAGCCCCCAAGTCTATAGCTCGCAACAGGGAATTAGCGACGGAAGCCTTCGACGAAGCCTAGCTCGTTGGCGCGCAGCCGATGCATCCCCTTCTCACACGCGACGGCGAGATTTCCTTCCCACTTCAAGACGCGACACGGCCATCGGTTTTGCAGGCATAGGTGGCGCGAGCCCGCGATGATAATATCGCCCTCTTGCACGTCGGCGAGTAGCAATGGACTATACGGGACTTCGGTTTGCCCGGGGAACGCGCGTTCAAGCACACCGAAGAGCCGAACGACATCCGGGTCGTCGTCAAACTTCTCGCCGGTCGGCGGAACGTATGGGCTTTCGCGCAGGACGCGATAGAGATCGCTATTCTTGCCGGAGTGCCACGCATAGGCGAACCAAAAAATTGCTTGCTCGGCCTTTGGCTCGCTGCCAATGGCGCGGAGCATTGCGGAGTGTGTCGGCATCACGCGGGAAACCGTTTCATGCGTAGGGCTTTCTTTGCTGTTTCGTGTCCATCACCGATAGCACATGTGGACGCGATGTCAACTCAAAGGCACACTGAGCAATCAACATGCCATAGTAGCGCGGGTTTACCGGCTCGGCGAGCGAGCCCATAACCGCCTTCGCGAGCGCGGCTGTGCGCTCGGGCCCGAACACTTGCGCGTGAGTGGTGATCGCCGCCTGCATATCGTTGTGCGACCACCCGCTTCCGCGAAGGCCGAACGGATGTTCGCGCTTATCGTGGCGACCGCCGAGGTAATTATCAGCGGCCTTGAACTCGAATGGTTTGAGCATGGCTCCCCCTAGCGCCCGAGCCACTTCGCCACCCATGCACGGAGCCGCTGCCATCGCGTGTCGCCAATGCGAGGAAGTCGCGCGCCCATGTCGAGCACCATGCGGCGCTGTCGTTGAACTTCGCGATCTTCGCTTGTCAGACCAAATTCGTCAACGGGCATTTTTGTTTTCCTATGTCGCAGTGCGAGAGTGTGGCGGCGACTAAGCGTGGAGCGCGCCAGTCGCCGCCGACCGGAGTTTTTTCGGACACCCCCGGCTTGTCCGGCTCGCGCGGAAACCAAACAAACGCGCGAGCGCGCATGTCTCTAAGCGTCGGGATCAAGCTCCGAGCCTCCGCCGCAATACTGACACTCGGCATCGAGGCAGGAATTGACCGCGCCACAGTCGTCGCATTTCCAGTCGGTGTGCGGTAGGTCGTCCATGTCGAGTCGCTCACACATGATGTTCATCACAGAACTCCAAAAAAGTGCAGCCACGGGATAGTGAAGCCGATCAGCGCGCCGGTCGCGGCTTGCGCCACGTACAGCGCGCCGATGATTTTGAGGGCCCGGGCGGTCACGCGAGCACCGCATTGCGCGGAGCAAACGCGACGCGACCATTGCGCGGGTTTACGACGGGCTCGAACTCAGCGGCGAATTTTGCGCAGTTAGCTTCGCGCTCGTTCGCGTCGGCGAGCCGCGCCGCGATCTCGGCCAGATGGTCGAGGATGGCGCGGATAGCCCACAGCACCGCTTGCAGCGTTGCGTCGGCGGTGAATACGGTCGCGTCGAATACCCGTTTGAGGTCGGCGTTCGCCGTGCTCAAAAGATATTTGCCGCGCACGATTTGCAGCCGAGCGAACTCAGTGCCGTCTTCAAAAAGAGCGAAAGACTTCGGAGTGATTTTCTTAGCGGTAAACATGGTCGTCTCCAAGGGGTTGATTTATCCATCGCCGGGAGTGTGCTCGCAAAAACGCCCCGGGTCAACAGGAACCCGAGGCGTTGGTTAACAGCCCGTTAAAGCTCGGCGGTGCGAACCGTCGTGACTTCCTGGGTCGTCGTGTGAGCCTTGATGAACTGCGGCGTGAGCTTCGCCCGAACCGCGTTCATGTCGAGGTTGTCACGGTCGGCGACAATGATCGTTGCCGAAAATTCGTCGCCCTCAAAATAGCCTTCGCCAAACCGCGAGACGATTTTGGCTTTCACGATGCTTTCGCGCTTTTCCAGGGTCGCGATCTGCTTTCGGATAAGTGCTAGGGTATCAATCGCTTTCATTTTGGTTCCTTTTCAGTAGTATATTTCGATTGCACATCGTCGCATTTTTCGGTACTTTCTGCAAGTGAAATATACCGGGATAGTTAAAATTCTGCTAACAGGGCGTCGTCTGGGGTGCGGAATTGCCCCCGCGCGTCGCGTGGAGTTTTGACATTCGCGGTTTTACAGTTGTGAGAGTGCGTCGCCCAGTCGAGATTTTCCCGGCAGTTGTTTAGGCTCTCGCCGTCGCCATGGTCGCCGATCACATGCGCGGCGGTCGGCGGAGCGCGGCCTATTCGCTCGCTGAGAATTTCCTTGTGCATGTAGAGATCAATCTGCACGCGACGACCGTCCTTGCGCGTGCGCCGCCCGTGCCGGACGGCATAGAACTTCTTGCCGCGCTTGTCCACCTTCGCGTGCCAGCGCCATTGCATAGCCCACTCAAAATCCACGGCATCGACGAGACAGTACCTCGCCATATCCGGCGAGAGATAGACGCGCCGCGAGCCCCATGGATCGCCGTGCATTACGGGATGCGCTCCCACTTCGGGCTCACTTGAACCTCCGCGCCGCCCGGGATTTTGCGGATGCGCAGCGTCATCACATACCAATTATCGTCGGGGAGTTTTTGCGCCAGCGCCCCGATACCGTCGATGTGGACTGGACCACTCGTCTTGAACGTGGTCGCCTGCGGAAGCTTGATCTCGCCGTTGCCCGTGCTCATAGCTTGTCCCTCCACCCGAAGCCCGTGCGGAGGTCGGCGAGCTTGCGCGCGTTCCATCCGGCTTTGAATAACTCATGCGCATAGTCTACGTTGCTATTCGGGCGAGTGGGGTTCGCAAGCATGTAGGCGGCGAACGCTCGTTCCCGTGATCCATAAGTCGCAGCCTCAATGAGGCCGCGAGCCTGCGTATCCGCAAACTCGGCGAGCCCCGGGTCGTCGGCAAGGTGTTTCTGCCAAGCCGCTTCGGGGACTTGGCCAGTGATGTAGCAATCCAATAAAAGTTGGCGATGTCGGTCGATCATTTTGGTTCCTGAGTGTTGCCGTTGCTGTCGATCATTTCGTGTCCCTCGCATACTCCGCGCGTGAAGTTTGCCTCGCCGGTCGCCGCCGCGAAGTCCATGCCGAGCGCCGCCATGGTTTGCATTGTCTCGGGTTTGCCAAGTGCAGCTTGGCATTTCTCGTATGTTGTAAACTCAGAACGCGGGTCGTCGAACACGTCGAGCACTTGCCCGAGCAACGATGTGATGATGATTGCGATCTTAAACATGCGTCACCGCCTTCACATCGCGCGCCCATATCGCGTCGCCGCCGACCGCTACGGTGCGGCCCTTCACAAATTTAATCCAGCCCCACTCACTCGGGCCGGTCATCATAAAAGTCCAGCCCATTTTTTCGAGCGTGGTGATCTGTGATCCTGTGAGAGTTTTCACAGGCTCGTTGGCCGCTTCGATGATGGTCGGATTGCGCAGCGGGCCAGTCGCGACTTCGAGCGCGTCTTCGCGGTCGAGCATATCCTCGTCGAGCACGGCGTTGATGGCCTTCGTGAGCGCGACGCCAGTGTCGCACTCGTCGGGCCCGGCCTCGAACGGCGCGATGTCTGTCGGATGGTCTAGCTCGTACTGCTCGTTGCCGAGAGTGCGGCATCGGTCGTGCCAATACTGCGAGAGCTTCGCGAACGCCTGATAGCAATCCCATTCGCCTTCGCTGATTTCAATGCACTTGATCGGCTGGCCGAGCTTCCACTCTTCAAGCCAATAGGTGCCGTCGCAGTATCCGACGCGGACTTGTTTCATTTGCACTGGGAACGTTCCTTGTTCAATGTGAAGTCGCAAGTTTTCCATTCTCTCATGTCGCCCTTCGAGCGGACATCATCGTCACCTAAGGAAAACACATGGCAGTCGGTGACGTAGGCGTAGCTGGCGATGTCGCGGCGCTGGTCGAGCACTTCGTCGGCGGTGTACGGGCCCGCGACGAGCGTCGTCAGGGCCGGGTTGGTGACGGTGTAGCGGATATAGAACATGTCGATCATATTACGTCGGCCCGCGCAAGCTCGCTGTACGCCTTTGCGAGCTTGTCTTCGAGTTTCGCGGTCACGGACGGGTTGCGCCCGTTGATTGTGTCGATCTCGCCGACGATCTGCTTGACCTCGGCGCGAAGCTTCCGCTTGACCTTGCGAGCGTAGCGAAGTTTTTGCTCTTCGGTCACTTCCGGCATCGTGATCTCGCGCGGCTTGAGAATGGTGCCCGAGCGCGGGTTGCACACGCGGCACAAAGCCTTCGGGATATTCGCCGGGTCGCTGTGGTCAATCTTACAGGTCATAGACCGAACTCCTTCATAAGAATAATCAGCGCGACGAAACCTATT